AAAGGAGGAGATCAAGTGCAGGGATACCACGGCCCACCGCCGGACCGCACATTTTTCCTGACGAAATACGCAAACACTATTGTATTACATTGTAATACATGATATAATGCTTATAGGTGATTGGTAGAGGACTACCACACCACGAAAGGAGTGTGTCACCACCATGACACAGGATCTGAGAACAAGGTACGGACTTGACCAGGACACCAACACCGGGTACATCTTCCAGGTGGATGATGATGCAGCATCTTTCCACCTGGATCCTGACCACCTCACATTGAGAGACATTCTGCGCTTGATCTGTGAGGGCTTCAATCTGAGATAAGGAGGAGGAATAATGGAGAAGACATTTTATGAGATCATGAAAATCTACCTAAAGAAATACCCTCATCTTATTCACCTGGTTGATCATCGCCGGCACTTTGCCAGGGCTGCATTGATTCTGGTAGCACCGGAGGGAATCAGCACAAAGGATCTTGCTATCCTTGCAATGGCAACACAATATGAGCCACCGGTTCAGGACAAAGACACGCTTGAAGACTTGATCGAATGGGGGAAAGAAAATGGTTACTAAGCAGCTCAACATCTTCATATTCCGCTGTGCTTTTGACTATCCTGTTGTGAATTGTCGGAAAACTGTGATGTGCTTGTGCAATGTTGATTGGTTGTCCAGGTACAATGATGATTGGTTGTCTGAGTACGGCATATCGCCCTGGCATTATTCCAAAGTTAAGGGGAGGAGGTGATATAATGGCAGCGGTAAAGCGGTACATTATAAGTGTGGAGTTGCCTGCAGAGATGTACGCGTCTCTTGAAGCGTGCGCTTTGGATATGCGTTGTAGGAAGTCTGATATAATCAGATGGGGATTGAAGGAGATCCTCGAGTTCTTCAATAGTCCGATACCGGTGGAACACATGAATGATGATGAAGTAAATGTGGAGGAGGTATCTATCGATGGCAAGAAGAAGTAATGCAGCGAGACTCCCAGAGGGCATGACCCTTCTGGACTTCGCAAGCCCTGCAGCAATCATGCGGGCATTCCAGGGTGATGAAAAGAGGATTAGAGCTGAGTATAGCCGGCAGAGGTCCATTGTTCGGAAACGTGTTGAACGGATGAAAGCAGCGGGAGAGACTGACAATTTCGTTTTCCGCAAATATGGAGATTTGAAGCAGGCTCTTCCTACAGCCAATCAGCTCACCACCAGACAGATGATGGAGATCCTGACCAACACCGGCAGTACCATTGCCGGCGGTTATCAATCCACACTATCCGATATCCGGCAGCGCCGGCGAAAGCTCAAGAAGACAATTGAGGAAGCTCAGCAGCAGCAGCGGGAAAAAGCAAAAGGAAAGAAGGGAGTATCTGCTGCCGCCGGCGAGGATGGCGGGGACGAGGGTGAAGCTCTTACAGATGCCCAGGTCAAAAAGGTGCAGCAGCTCATGGGCATGACTCAGTTTGTCCTTGGCAAGGCTCAGGACAGTGACACTATCTTGGAGGAAGCCACAAAGATTGTAAAGCGGGGCGGCAAGCAGCGCAATCTCCTGACAATGGCAGCGGAGATTCTCACCAGGTTTGACGCAGATGTCGAGGATCTGGAGGGTCTGCGCTCAAGGTTCACGGCAAAAGGCACAACAAGGGTATCTTGGGCGAAAGCACACAAGGGAAGAGGGAAGTAACTTGAAAGACACACCTATCATTGATGCAGAATGCACAGATGTGGATCTTGACAGTCTGCTGTCCTCCGTCAAGGTGCTTTCACCAGGTCGAGGGCAGCATTACCCGAAGGACAGAGTCACAGGGGAAAAGATCAAATACATTGATCTGATTTCAGCCTTTGACATTGAGACAAGCCGGCACAGGTTCCACAAGTGGGGATGGCAATCCTGGCTATATCATTGGCAGCTTCAGCTCGGGGAGATTGCGACAATCACAGGTCGTACATGGGCATCATTTCTGTACCTTGTGGGCAAGCTGAATTTCTGGTTGGATCAAAAACAGGCAAGAATGATTCTATATGTCCATGATCTGGCTTATGAGTTTCAATACCTTGCCGGCGTGTGGCACTTTGAGACGCAGGATCTATTTGCCACAGATCAATATGCTCCCTTGTGGGTCATGATGGGAAAAATTGAGCTGAGATGTAGCAGGCGTCTTGCTAACATGGGTTTGATGGAGTGGAGTAATTCATTCTTCCATGTGGACCACCCAAAGCAGAAAGGATTTGATTATGACAAGGAGCGTTTTCCATGGACACCGCTCACAGAGGAAGAAAAGCGGTATTGCGTGAATGATGTGATATCTGTCGTGGAATGTGTGCAGGCCCTGCTGAAGCAATCCGGCTTCAATTTGTACAGACTTCCATTGACTGCTATCGGCTTCATCCGAAAACGTTGTAGAGATACCATGTATCTGTGGAGCAAGGGAAGCATCCTGGAGGAAATGCAAAACCCATTGTGTGTCTATGATCGTCTCAGGCAGGCCAACCGGGGCGGTGACTGTTATCTTAATGATTATCGACGAGAGCAGCTCATAGGCGATGTGGAAAGCTGGGACCGGTCTTCATCATATCCTGATGTCATCTGTCATTGTAAATTTCCCATGACTCGCTTCAAAGAGGAAGATCCCACAATGGAAACATTCAAGTTTCTGGTGGAGCATGGCAAGGCTGTTTTGCTCAAGATTCACTTGTACAAGGTCCGGCTGCGTGATGAAAATTCGCTTATGTACATTCCATACATGAAGTGCATGGAGACAGGATTTAAACGGCCTGTGAAAGTACGGCTTCAGGAAGGCCGGATTCAGGCAGCGGAATATCTGGAGATAGCAATCACGGATCTTGACATGGAGCTGATTGATAGATATTACATCTATGATGGGATTGAGATTGAATGGATGATGTCGGCCCGGTATGGCTATCTCCCGCAACCTCTCTGCGATGAGATTGTACGCTTGTACAAGAAAAAAACCATGCTGAAGGGAGACAAGGATAGACGGATAGAATACAATTATACAAAGATTCTGCTGAATTCAATCTACGGTATGATGTCTCAGAAAGTCATCTATCAGCCTATTGCGTTTGATGATGGGGGGTGGAGTCTAGTACCTATTGACAGAGAAGAAGAATATGCAAAGGAAATAAAAAAGCAATTCCTGAATTATGCCTGGTCAGTTTGGGTCACGGCGTGGTCAAGGTATCGTCTCCACGAGGGCATTGCTGCTGTTATGGCCCAGGATCCTCACGCATTCGTCTATGCTGATACTGATTCAGTAAAAACCATGACGATCCATCCTGATTTCAGCAAGATCAACAAGGCCAGGATGGAAGACAGCCGGAAATCTGGTGCATTCTGTGAGGGTTTTGATGGCCAGGTGCATTATATGGGAGCCTTTGAAAAGGACGGGACATATAGATACTTCCGGGCATTGAACATCAAACGCTATGCAACAGTTGATGATCATGATGTGCTGTCAATCCATGTCTCAGGTGTCCCCAGTGAGGAAGGGGCAAGAGTGCTGCTTGAGAATGGCGGGATCATGGCCTTTGATTATGGATTCAAGTTCTACGGCAGCGGGCAAACAAGAAGCATCATGAATGATATCATTGATGTCACGCTGACAATTGACAATCACAAGTTGCGGATCACAAGAAACTGCTGCATTGTCCCCATCGAGGAGGTGGAAGAAGTCGAAGGTTTGAAGTCCTGGGCAAATGCAATAGTTGACATAATCCACAATGTGGACTATACTCCTGGTGGATGATCAGGGCTGCATCCCCTGTGACCCCCAGGCATCAACCCCGGTGCCTGGTCCTGCCCCTCGCCTGGTGAAGCTGGCCGTGGTGGCGGTCGTCTTCACCAGGTCGAAGGACAGGGCGGTACGACAAGACAATCTGAAACATTCGACAAGATGGAAGGAGAAACAACAATGAATGAAGCTATCAACATCATCAAGGAGTGGGGCGTTAACGGTGACAAGAGGATGCGCTACAACATGTGCGAGAGCCGGGGCCAGAATCTGTCTGATCTCGCAGGCCAGCGGCTGCACATCAAGGCATATATGCTGATTGAGACTCCCAACCCTGAGACTGGAGAGATGCAGCAGTCGCTCAAAATGCTGACGGATGCGGGCGAGTATGTCGGCACCAGAAGTGTGAGCTTCATCACCGGCTTCCTGCGTTTCCTTGCCTGCATGGAATCTGACGATTGCGAGGAATTCGAGGTTGAGAAGCAGCGGAGCAAGCAGGGCCGGCAGTACATCACTTTCAAAGCGTAACAATAACAGCCCGGTGATGCAGACCGGGCTTTTCCTATACCTAAGTATATGAAAGGAAGAGAAGCATGAATCTATACCATGAATCAGGGTATGCGAATATCCCGGAGATCCTCCGGCGGGGGATGACTTTCAATTTTATTATCGGGGGCCGTGGTACAGGCAAAACTTATGGAGCCTTGAAAGAAGTACTTGAAAATGATATCAGGTTCTGCCTGATGCGGAGAACACAGGCCCAGCTTGATACAATCGCAAAGCTGGACACAAACCCATTTAAAAGTATTGTCCGGGATCTGGGACTTGAGTGGTCCTGCGATCCTGTGCCGGCAGGGAAAAACGTGTATGCCTATAAGCAAACATTTGTCGCAGAGGACGGCAGCACAACAGAGGGAAGGACCCTCGGCTATGCTATTGCGCTTTCCACTGTCGCAAATCTTCGGGGCTTTGATATGTCTGATGTGCAACTATTGATCTATGATGAGTTCATCCCTGAACAACACGAGAGGGCTATCAAGTGTGAAAGTGATGCTTTCCTCAACTGCTACGAGACCATCAATAGGAACAGAGAGCTTCAGGGCCGGAAACCGCTGCAGGTTCTATGCCTGGCTAATGCAAATGACTTTGCCTGCCCTCTGCTGGTGGGCCTTGGCCTGGTGTCTACTGTCGAACGAATGATCACCCAGGGGAAGCAGGAATACGTGAATCCTCAAAAAGGGATAGGAGTCTTTTTGCTTACAGATTCACCAATCAGCAGCCAGAAGGAAGAGACTGCCCTATACAAGCTGACTCATGGCACAGCATTCCATGATATGTCTATCCGCAATGCCTTTGCCGGCGCAGATGATCCTGATGTCTATAGTGTGGATCTGAGAGAGTATAACCCTGTCGTGTCTGTCGGTGAGCTGTGCATCTACAAACACAAGTCTGCATCTGTGTACTATGTGAGCGGGCATATCTCAGGATCTGTAGGCCATTACTCTGGTGACGGTGTGGACATGAAGCGGTTTTTCTCCACCAACAGAGGTGTTATCATGGCAGCCATATGTGGACGGATAACCTATGAAAGCCACTTTGCAAAGGCGCTTTTCTTGCGCTATTGCGGTTTGAATTAATTTAGTGTATAATATCTGTAGGGGAATGGACTATGTGCAAGCACAGCTCCGGAAGAGCGCACAAGCCCTTGTGCAGGGCGTGAATAGTTCATTCCCCTTCATTATATTCTGAGGTGGTAACAATGGACGGTATCATTCAGATTGTTCAATCCTTGGGCTTCCCCATTGCGTGTGTCATTGCGTTGTTTTGCATGTGGCAGTCGGAGGTGAAAGCCCATGATGAAGAGATGGATAAGATGCGGACCGCCTTAGAAAAACAGGCTGCATCTACCACCGAAGCCCTGAACAACAACACAGTTATCCTGACAAGGATCCTGGAGCGGATTGGAGTAGATGACGATGATCACCGGTGAGCACATCGCAGAAGTGGCCGAACACAGTGGATTGATTGGAACTCCGTATAGCGAGCTTGATTGCCAGGCGTTTGTTGAAGTTGCCCTTCAAAAGGCCGGCCTGAAGATCATTAACTATCGGGGCAGCAATCACATGTGGAGAGAACTTGTGTATGATCGGCATATGATTGCAGGCACTGATATTCCTGTCGGCGCGCTTGTGTTTATTATCCGGTTTGACGGCGGGGAAAAGAAGCGCGGCTATAACGATGCGATGGGTAACGCGACCCATGTCGGCATTTACCTGGGTGATGGTCGAGTCATCCACAGCACCACCGGCGGGGTCCAGTACGGCAAGCTTACCAGGTTTAGTGATTACGGCCTGATTAAAGATGTTGATTATGAAGGAGGGAAACAAGATGAAAGCGATGCGGGCCAGGGATCGACCGGAGACACAGCAAAATTCAAAGATACGCTGCTGCAGTATATAAGTATGCTGCGGGACAATCTGGACGAAATGGAGGAATTGATCCGTGACTTATACAGAAATTCTTGAGCTGATTCGGGCCGGATATACCCGGGCTGAGATTGACGAAATGCAGAAAGCGGACGAAGCAAAGGCAGCAGCTTCTCCCGGTCCGGCGATCGAGCCGGAGCTTGAGCGGCAGATGGACGAAGAACAGAAACAGACCACAGAACAAAACAAACCGGAGTCGGTTCCTGCTCCATCCGCGGAGCAGAAAGCACCGACTGAGGTCGAAAAGCTGATTTCCGCTCTTGGGCTTCAGGTGCAGCAGCTCACCAGGGCGGTACAGGCCCACAATGTCACCACGATGGAGGGCAACGGTACACCGGCAGAAACTGCTGATGATATCATTGCCAGGATCATCAATCCGAATAATGGAGGTAAATAAGAATGCCTGCGAATATCTCGAATGTTAACCAGGCAATGGGCTTCACTCAGGCCGCTACTCTGCTCAACAGCATTGTCCAGCAGGCCACCGGAAAAAGCAGCCTTGCTGCTGTCAACACTGCCGGCTTCATCTCCCAGGCTCAGACGGCCCTGCTCACCGGCACTGATGTGCTGATGAATGCTATCTCTCAGGTTCTGAGCAAAACGATTTTCTCTGTCCGTCCCTACAATGCCCGGTTCACCGGCCTGCAGCGTGATGCTGTTCAGTGGGGCAATCATGTGCGCAAGATTTCCTTCGGTGCTGCTCCTGTCGAGGAGGAAGAGCGGTACGATCTGACGGACGGCCAGGCCGTGGATATGTTCAAGGTGAAAAAGCCGGCTGTGCTGCAGACCAACTTCTACAGTTACAATTCCTATCAGAATCACTACACCGTGTTCCGGGATCAGCTCGATATGGCTTTCAGCGGTCCTGACGAATTCATGCGGTTTGTGAGCGGGATCACTACTGAGGTTTCCAGCAAGCTGGAGCAGTATCGGGAAGAATTCTCCCGGATGACGCTGCTGAACTTGATCGGCGCAAGCATCAACCTGGGCAATGTCCGTCACCTGCTCACTGAGTATAAGGAAGAGTACGACCTGCAGGACACCAGCGAGATCCTCACAACCCATCTGGACAGCTTCGTGAAGTGGCTGTTTGCACAGCTGCGTGTTTTGTCTGATCGGTTCACTGAGCGGTCCCTGCTGTATCAGACGAATGTCACCGGCTATGATATCATGCGGCACACTCCGAAGGACCGGCAGCGACTGTATATCTATTCTCCCTTCCTCGCTGCTATTGATGCTCAGGTCCTGTCTGCTGTTTTTAACCCCGGATACCTGAATCTGGGCGAGAAGGAAGAAGTCACCTATTGGCAGTCTATTCAGACTCCCGATACCATCTCTGTGACTCCCTCCCAGATTAACCCGGCGACCGGTGCTTATGCTGCCGGCGATGCTGTGACTAATAAAAAGATCCTGGGTATCCTGATGGACTATGAAGCCGCGGGTATCACCCAGGTGCATGAATGGTCTGCTCCGACTCCCTTCAATCCTGCCGGCGGCTATACGAATATCTACTACCATATGGATTTGAGGGGCTGGAACGATTGCACTGAAAAGGCTGTTGTCCTGTGCCTTGACTGATTAAAGGGGGCCTGTGCTTATGGCGTTTCAAGCTGATTTCTTCCCGATGCAGAAGAAAAGGAACAGCACTCTGCAGCCTGCCGGCACAGGCTCCTTTTCTCTGTCTGTCACCCTGAATGACGGAGACACGAGTCTGCTGTCTCCGTCTCTCAGGATGGTGATACCATCTGACGGCATTCTGCTATGCAACTATGTTCACATTATCAAATTCAGCCGGTATTATTGGATTGATGACTGGATCTATAATGCAGATGGAACATGGACGGCGAATTGCAGTATTGATGTGCTTGCTTCCTGGAAGTCCCAAATCATTTCCTCGCCGGGCTATATTGGAAGGGCGGAAAACGCAACTGTTCAGAATGCATACGCCTTAGACACATTCTATCCGGCAACGAATCTGCACACCACATACAGACAGACGATAGACACCGGGATGAGCGGGACGCCGTCTCTTGGCACGTTCGTTATTGGCGTTATGAGCAAGGACAATCCAAACCTCGGCGCGATTTCATATTATGCAATTAGGTCTGATCAGCTTTCTATCATGATGTCCAGTATGATGGCCACAGCTGGAAGCACTGTACAGGACTGGCAGGACACAGACAGCATTACCGGCGATGTGTTGAAAACTATTGTGAATCCTATTCAGTACATCACAACTTGCAGATGGTTCCCCTTCTCGATTCCGAACCTGAGTTATAATACCGCTATCAACCTTGGTGGATGGTCCACCGGCGCGACCGGTGCAAAGATCGGATCAATGCAGCGGGCTTTGTATGGAGATTTGACAATTACAGACCTGCCCGGATTCCTGGATTATCCTCCCTATGCGCGGTATACTTTCATTTCTCCCATATTCGGGACCTTTGATCTGGACCCCACTATAATTGCGCAGAACAAGAACATAACCTGGACAATCGACACAAACCTCGCCACCGGCGGATCTGTGCTTACCGTGAAGTCATACCGGACCTCTGGAGAATCCAGATTCCTCTATGAATTGTTCAGAACATCAACGATGCTTGCGGTAGACATCCCCCTCACGCAGCTGGGCACAAACTATGTTGGACTCGCAAAGAATGCAATAGGTACTGTTGCCGGCGCTGCTGATTGGTCGAAATGGGTTACCTCCCCCGGATCACAGGTTGCGAACATTGCAAATGGACTGATTGATGCTGCCACTATGGCCCTCTCTCCGTCCGTACAGTCTACCGGCGGTTCCATCAATGGCTTTGTCTTTGATGTTGGTATGATGTATGTTCAGCAGATACGTTATGCATCTGTTAGTCAATCAGATGTGACTTTTGGAAAGCCTGTAAAACGGTATCTGTCTAATCTGAATGGCATAACAGGCTTTGTGCAATATGATGTGTCGTTGTTCAATGCAGCCTGTACAAGCACGGAAAAGGACCAGGTTATAAGCATGCTTGAGGGCGGTGTGTATATTGAGTAATACAACCGTCTATCCGCTTGACACCTCTGTATCACATCCCATCTATGAACAGGCCCGAGCAGACGCAAAAGCGAGAGCGCAAAAACAGTGGTCAACATTGAATTTCAATTTGTGGAATACATACAACACCCTCATCAATTCTACATGGGAAGATCCGTGGTATGAGTATGAGACAGGACCGATATACAATGGACCATCAACAGGTGGAGATGATCCCGCGTATGAGCAAACACAGAATGCGTATTATGTCTATTGTTGGCTCAGATACAAGGGATATGCGTTGTATACCATTGCGGCAATGCTTGCATCATTCACACAAGAATCTCTTGTGAGCGGCGGACCGTGGGAAAAATATGTGCATCCATATGCCGGAACAGGCCAGGCGCCATATACTTCTCTCATCGGATTTGATGCACAGAGCACAGCATCGGAAACAGTTAGAACATGGCATGAAAGCGGTGGCGGACTCTCTCCTGCATACACTTGCGAGTCAAGATATGATGAATTCACACAAACCTATATAGGCGGCGAGACATTTCCGGCAGGATCATACAATGCTGCTACTCGCGCAGAACATGCATATTATGTTTACTTTGATCCACAATTTCCGGACGTGCCTTATAGAAGAGTTAGAGAATATGCCTCTCCAACTCGGCACATCGGCGGTTATGGTCTGGTGCAATGGACCCCCTTTACTAAGTTGCCGACCATCGCGGAGGCAACAACAACCGATGGGGGCAAGCATTGGCAATTGAATGCCACGCTTCATCTAATGATATTGGAGGCACAACGCTATCAAGCTATGCATCATCCTTCAACGCCATATTGGGGTGAATGGGTGAACAGCAACGCGACAACTGCATCATTTACGCATAGCGGAACGACATACACATACGGAGAAGCTTGCACATGGGATGATTTCGCAGACGGTACGGCACTATCCAGGAAAATTGAACAAATGGCCCAGCAATATCATATCTCAATGACTGACCGCGATTGCCTTGAGTTGTCTGTTAGCATATGGGATAAATGTTATGAGAAATTCGGCTATGATTGGTCATACATGGAAACGAAGGCTAAATATTGGCTTGCCGCTGTGCGCTATTGGGAAGCTAACGGCGGATGGGATGTGCGCGACATTCCACGAGCGCGAGATATTCCAACATGCGAACTGGACAATTATCATATAAACCCAAAGACTTTCCTGATGCTTGCTGGAAGGAGGAGGAGGCACAGTGTCCGCACCATACTACTATGATACCATTAACCAGGTTGATTCTCATATCATCCCTGGGACGTTGAAGCTCGAATCAAATGCACTTGCACAATACTATCGCAGATATCTCTCACAGAGGGCTTTCGCGGTCCTTCAGTTTCACGGCCTGCCGGATACCTGGGACGAGGAATATCTGAAGTTTGTGCTTCTCTGCTGGGGATTCGCTGCTGTCATCAATACGGATAAGTTCGGTGTGATTCCGCAGCAGTGCGGTGTATCAGGTTATAATGTCTATTACAGACCGACACGGGCCATTGTCACGAATCCATTGTTTGACAAAGCATATGATCTTGTCATAGGCCGTGACTGTGAGCTGATCAGGCTGTCACCTGACTGGCGGGGAATTCCTGATCTCATCGGACATTATGCGGATTTGATGGCACTCACACAGACAAGCATTATCACAAACCTGTATAACAGCCGCCTGTCATATGTCTTTGCCGGCAGCACAAAAGCCTTCGCTGAGTCCTTCAAAAAGATGTTCGACCAGATCAGCAGCGGAAACCCTGCCGTGTTCGTTGATAAGAATCTGATCGGTGAAGACGGGTCACCTAATTGGCAATTGTTTCAGCAGGATCTGAAGTCAACATATATTATTGATCTGCTGCAGGCCGCTGAACGGTGCATTATGAATCAGTTCTATAACGAAATCGGCATTCCAAACGTTCCATTTGAAAAAAACGAACGTTTGAACATGGCAGAATCAACGATAGGAGATTATGCTACACAGTGCCTGGTGGATCTATGGAGACGGACGATCAATAGCACACTGCAGAAAGTCAATGCCATGTTCGGATTGAATATCACGGTAGATTATAACGACACGTTGCTGGAGGTGATGAGAGGTGGAAGCCAGGCTGACAGTCTCGGGGATGACACAGTACAGGCCTGATATCTTTGATGATCTGGAGCTTCCCGTTCCCCCTGTCAATGCTGCTTCCATTGGCCTGCAGGCTGATCAGCTCCGGCAGGCATGGACCATTGACAAAACCGACTTTATCAATTTTCTCTGCCTTGAGACAATGAGCATGAGCCTTGCATATCCTGATGCTGACTTTCTGAAGCTTGCTATCGGAACATGGAGCCGGTCACATATCCATGAATGGCAGAGGATGTTTGATACCCTTTTCTATAAGTACAATGCTTTGTGGAACAAAGACGGAAAAGTAACAGAGTCAGGAACGGATACCCACACACAGACGGAAACGGAAACCGGCACCGGCACCGGCACAGGATCCTCAACAGCGACAGGCAGCACCCACGGATACAATACGACAAGCCCTGATATCTGGACACCCTCAGACAAAACCGAATCTTCATCCTCTACTGACACAGAGACGGAAAGCACCCACACAGACAATACAAGCGACACCTTCAGTCATACCAGGATTGAACAAGGTAACATAGGCGTGACCATGTCGCAAGAAATGATCCAGAAAGAAAGAGAGCTGGCCATGTTCTCTATCGAAACATACATAGCAACCGAATTCAAAAAGACATTCTGTCTTATGATATGGTAAGGAGGTATCGAAATGCCCTACTATCAATTTCCCGGTTCTGATTTCCATGACCTCAACCTTGATTGGCTCTTAGAGCAGATGAAAAATTGCCTTGCTGAATGGGCTTCTACTAAAGCAGATTGGCAGGCGCTTACTGCAAGCAATGAAGCCTTTAAAGCCGCAATTAATGCTGAATGGGCAGAGGTTCAGGCTTTTGTTACAAACTACTTTGATAACCTGGATGTTTCGCAGGAAATCAGCGAAAAACTTGATGCAATGGCTGCTGATGGTTCATTACTCGCTGTTGTACAGGCAACGGTGGAATCTTCAAGTGCTACAGCGGCGGCGGCATGGCTTGCCGAACACGTCACACAAGGAACCGGCTATGTCATTGACAACAGCCTTACTGTAAACGGTGCCGCTGCTGATGCATTTTACACTGGTGCCGGCATCAGAGCAAACAGCAATGAAGCCCATGGAACAATCAGCCCACATACAAGCGATTTGGAACATCATTTCTTTGTTCTTTGTTCCACAAACTATAACACCGGTGAAATCTATCCCAATATCCACAACAGAGCCTGTTCCTCTCTTCTTTCTCCGCTGAAATATGGCAGAATTACCGCAACAGAACCTTATGAGTTTAGCGTCCTTGTGTACGACTCCAACAAAACCTATTTGGGCGTTATCCAGCCTAACGGCAGTTGGGCCAAGGGAACCAATGTGCGTTGGCAGCGCACATTTGACTTTGCGCAATATGGGCTGCAATATTATTTCAGAATCCAGATTAGAAATAATGTTGATTATGAAACCGACCTAACATATGATGAGCTTGTTCCGAACCTTCAGATTTCTTACTCAAATATTTATCTGCGCTATATGAATCAGATGCTTTCAGAAAACGCCCTATTTGACGATGTAACAGATGTTCACCAATGGCGGAATGTTACACTTGATAGCGGTTGGGAAACCGCTTCAACCACGCACAAAACAACAAGAAACGAGATTGCGCCGTGGCAATATCCATATGTTTATGTAGATACCGCAAATCTGCCGGAAGGCGTTTCCGACATCTATATGCTTGTATATATCCTCGCTAATGGCAGTTGGAAACCATACAGAAATAACGGGATTGCGACAGTAGCGAGCGCAGGCGGTCCCGCTGTAAAATTCCATTCCTTTTTCCCTTGTGAGTACGAAGGAAACCCGACTTACAGAGTCGAAGTTGTCGCAGTCGATGACCAGGGAGCTGCTATCTCGGTGGACGATCTCCCTTCAAGGGTTCATTTCCTCAGAAGCAAGCTTTACAGAACGGACAAAAAAGACGAAATAAACATTCTCTTTATTGGTAATTCTCTCACGCAAGATGCCGTTGCTTATCTGCCGTATGTCCTGCGGACTCTGTATGTAAACAAAGTTTCTTTCAGAATCGGAATCTATTACAATGGCGGGTATAACCTGACTCAGGCATATAATCAATTCGTTTCCGGTGGAACTGCTGAAATATTCAGCATTACCGCAAATGATATTTCATGGTTGAATTACTCCGGGACCGGGGCAAAAACAATTGATTACGCCCTCACCCGGTACAAGTGGGATGTCATTTGTTTGCAAGAGTATTTCAACCATGCAGACCAAACGCCAGACGCCTATAACAATTGTGTTTCGTATATCATCGAGCATTATACCGGCGGCAATCCGCTGCGGTTTGTCGAGTTGCTCCACGCGCCAAAACGAGACGATGCAGAAACGGTATATAATCGCACGGTTGCCGGTTGTCAACGAATCCTCGCCAATACGCCTTGCGAAGATTGCGTAAACCCCGGAACAGCAGTTTACAAAGCCCTCTCTACTGATCTAAATAATCTGGGAGATCAGGGCGGACTATCACCGGACGGGATCCACACCCAGGAAGGATTGCCCTGCCTGCTACAAACCTTCGTCATGCTTAAATGGGTGTTGAGAATGTTCGGGATTGAAAATAAATCCTTCTACAATACTTCAATCAGGATTACAACGACAGTTTATAACAAGATCTCGGTACCTGGTCCGAACCTCGGAACCGGTGTAATACCGGGAACGAATGCACAGAATCTTCTCGCGCAACAGATCGCAATCAATGCAAGCAATGAAGGAAGAAAAATTGTAATTGATGCATTCTAACACACACGCAGAAATACACGGGTGTATCCCCGTGTATTTTTTTTGTTGCAAGTATGAATTGCGTGTGATAGATCACCAACGGAAATGTGCGGTCTCGGTCCCGGTCCGGTTCGGTGCAGTGGGTGGGGCCGTGGTATCCCTGCACTTGATCTCCTCCTTT